ATAATCCTTTGAATGAGGGTCATTACTACGCCTTAACATTACATTACATAGATACTGACGTTACTGTTTACGGCCCAGATACGACATTCTCAATCAGCTACTATAACAATGGGTACGCTTTTTCTACGCCGGGCGAAGCTTCGGCAAACCATATAACAAAGATTCCGGGTGCAGCAGGGTCGGGCGATTTCTCTGACTTGATGTTTATGGTATTTAGCACTCAAGACGTATTCGTACTAGATATAGGTCAGATAGCGGACGCTACGCCTGGTAGTGATGCAGGTATAATCATATTAGCCGAAGATAAGAATATGAAAGTAACCACTATAGCGGTATCGGGCGTACAAGCGCAGCCATTGACAAGTGTAGACCTGTCAATGCGTCCGTCTTTCTTGGAAAAAGGTTCTAAGCTTGAGATTTATTACAATGACGATTTTACGGATAGCGTGACAAATATAAACTTTGGATTCCGGTACTTCTTTGTACCGCCGACAGTAAACGGATAATTAAGGAATAAATCATGGCAATTACAGTAACGACTCATATACTCGGCAACGGGGCTGGATTCTCCAAGCAAGGAATATCAGCAGACGCCCAGGGAACAGAAACGGTAGTCGCTGCTGTTTCAGGTAAGTCTCACCTCATTAACTCGATAATGATTTATTGCTTATCTGCGATAACAGTGACCATTCAAGACAACACTGGTACTCCGATTCCTATAGTTGGTGGGATAACATTTACCACTACGGCTCAACCAGCGGTTTATACTTTCCGGAACCCGATCAAGGTAGCGTCTGGTAAGTCGATTGACGTAGTAGCTAGCGGAGCAGGGCAGGTGGTTGTTCACGTTCAAGGAACTACTGAATAAGAGGTAATAAAATGAACCTATTTAGATATAAAGAATATTCACCACGAACTATCCCAGAACTAGGAATAGTAAACGACCTGGGCGATACAATCCCCATTGCTGGTACTGCGGGGTACAGCAAGAGTTGCGTTTTTCAACATATTTCCGGGTCGGGATTAGCCCTCTTATATGTAAATGCAGGGACGGTGGGTGCTTGTGATTTTGTTTTAGAAGTTGCAAGTCCTAACGAGATAGGTGACCAGCCCTGCTTAAAAGTAGGTTGCCTTGGCGATAGTATTTCAATAAACGCAGGAGGAAGTCAAACCCTTTGGGCTTCGGATGGGTATCATTACTTGCCGCGTTTAGAATTTGAGCTTGACCAGCGGATAACCGTTGATCCTGCTTTGGTGTTTGCAACATCCGGCAATACTATTCCAGAGGTTATTATAGACGATTTACCAGGTGCGGTGGCAAGTGACGCTGATGTTATTATTGTTCTTTGCGGTGTCAATACTACTGATGTTTCTGCCGCCACTAATATTGCAGGTATTCAGACAATACGCGATCAACTTGTTAATGCTGGCAAAACTGTCATTTTATCCACATTATGTCCTAGCAATGGCAGGTCTGACCCACATAAGCTGATATTCGAGCAACTAAACGAATTCATTCTCAGCTATGCCTCAAGCAAAGCTAACACCTATTGTGTGAATTTTGCTGTAGCCTTAGCGGGCCAGAAGACTGCTACCACTGATGATGTGACATGGGGGGAAGATGCGGCGACTAATCCATTAAACAGGGATGGTACTGATAATTCCCATCCGTCTATTGCCGGGTACTGGGTTATGGCCGATGCGTTGGCGGAAATATTCTTAGGATTCCCGAATCTGCCCCCATCACCAAGACCTCCGTATAATGATTTACGGTTCGTAGACAATCCGTTGTTCCTTGGCGATACTGCTGGATTAGCAGACGACCTTACGCTTACAAACGAATCAGGTGCAACTGCGGTTGCTAAAGTAGCCAGAGGTTCAGGGATACAAGCAGATGCGTTAGTTGGAGCGTGGCAACAAATAACTGTCGATGCCGCCGATACAGATGTGACACTGAGCACACAAATTACCGCAACACTGGAAGATGCAACTTATTATGACATTTACTTAGAAGTAAGTGTAAAATCAGATGCGACAAGACAAGGGACTGCAATCGGATGTATGACTGCACAAGACGGGGCTGCGATTACGGCTCATTGTAGAATGTTAATTGACATTTCCGCTGCCGGACGATCAGGCATAGCAAGATTGAGGTTTCTTACTGACTCTGCCAGTATTGCAAATATCATTTTAAGGCCTGGTCAATGGGCAGGTATCGTACAATACGGTGCCGTTTGGGTTAAAAAGGTAGAATAGAGATAAATTATGAGTGATTATAAAGGCGATTTTGTAGCCGGAGCAACAGTCAGGGCAACTTTCAATAGTTATGCCCAAGCCGGAGAGAGTGCGACCATAACTCAGTTAGTTGCTACCGATGTATGGATATATAGAGACGGAGTAATCCAGTCAACCGTCGGTGCAGGCGTAACGGTCGAAATAAACGTAGGCAGCGTTGGGTCTCACCGTCTCAGTGTGGACACTAGCGATACGACAGACGCGGACTTCTATGAGGCAGGGCATGATTACGAGATTAAGATAAATGGTGCACTGATCGACACTAAGACTGTTAATCCATTTACTGCTGAATGGTCTACTGAAAACAGAAACAATAAAGTCGATCTTGTTTCCATCCTCGGTACAGCCCTGACAGAAACAGCCGGACTTATTGCTGCTGGCTTTAAGAAGTTCTTTAATATCGGCACGCCAACAGGTACGGTTAATAGCTTGCCCGATGCAGTACCGGGTGCAACGGGCGGTGGGTTTATAGCGGGAACTAATGCGGCGACCTCTATTACTACAGCATTAACGGCTAACATCACAGGCAGCCTATCAGGTTCAGTTGGAACTGTTGCGGCTAATGGAATAACAGCAACATCTTTGGCTACTGATGCAATTAACGCAGCTTCCGTAAAGGCCGATGCAGTTACGAAGATACAGAATGGGCTTGCTCCGGCCAACGAATACGACACACAATTAGATGCGAATATAAGTACAAGGGCAACTTCGGCAAAACAGGACACAATGGAAACTACTTTAAACGATGTTCCGACGACTGCCGAATTCCAAGATAGAACTTTACTCGCTGCCGCATATACTATCGTAGCTGACCTTGGAGTTGTTCAATCTGCCGATAATGATACGAAACTTTCAACAATCATATCCACAGGCTCAACAGGTCCATGGACTACCGGAGGCGGTGGTGACGCTACCGATGCCAAACAGGATGTAATACTAGCTAAGCTTTTGAGCTATATTAGAATCTTAGCAAGAAAAGATGTAGCAATAGCGACTGATGACGCGGCCCAGATAACAGAGATCAACGCTGACGAAGGTGCAGGTGCAGGAGCATATAACAACACGACTGATTCACAAGAAGCAATAAAAGACGCAATCTCAGGCGGTGGTGGTACACCGGGAATAACTTAAGGAATAGAATATGAGTTGTCCAAATATAGGAGTATTAGAGCAAAGTTTGACTTTCTCTGCTAATGTTACGAATGAGTCATTCGAGCCCACAGACCTTGATGCCCTGCCTACGTACAAGATTTATGAAGAGGTTACGAATACAGAAATAGCCTCCGGCACAATGGCGAAACAGGATGACGCTAATACCACTGGCTATTATATTGAGAAGATTGATACAACTACCGCTCTAGGATATGAAACATTAAAGACTTATACTATCAGAGTAGAAGGGTTATTATCTGGCGTTGACGTTGCAAGGGTCTTCTCTTTCATTGTATTGGGCCAGTCTGACCTCACCGTAGCCTCAGGCGATCTCCTGACGACCGTAGCGAGGTTTAAATTGTATATGGGCATTACGAGTAGCGATGACGACACTTTGATAGGACAGCTAATCACACGCTCTACAGACGCAATCCATGTATTCTGTAATCGGGTATTCCCAGACACTACATACAGGGAATTTTATGACGGCGATGGCCAGAGCGAGCTTGTACTGCATCAGTTCCCGGTAATCTCGGTTACTATGCTCGGTGTAGGCCGACAGGACGCTTTCGGGATTCAAAATACTTCGACAGACGCTTATCATGCCCAAGTATCGATAAGTGAATCTGATATGACATTACAGGTACAGGGCGGTACGAATGACGGGTCTGAAACACTTACACTTGCCAGCTACTCGACATTAACTGCCCTGTTCACTGCTATATCAGCACTCGATAAGGGATGGACTATCACACAAAACACTATTCTTAACCAGTGGTCGGCTATTGAATTACTGCCGACGGGTAAAGGTTTGCAGTGTTTGTCAGATGTTGCTTACCCTAATCTTCCGGATGACCCGGCCAGTGATTTCGTTACCGATACAACATCCGGGATACTTAAATACTTCGGCAGGTTTAATCGCGGGTTCGAGAATGTTGTGGTGCGATATACGGCTGGTTATGTAGATATCCCAGCCGACCTTGAACAGATTTGCATCGACCTTACAAAACAGTATTACGAAAAGCGGAATATAAACTCTAATTTAAAGCGGGAAAAGATCGGCGATTACGCATACGAGACACCGCTTGGATCGTCAACGCAGGGCATAAGCGGCATGGCAGGTGATATAACGCAACGGTTAAAAAAGTGGATGACACGAGCATGATATATCCAAACACAGCTTTAGTACAGCAGGTAAGCTTTAACCAGACGACCTCTGGTACGGCTAATCCTACGTACTCAACTCGCATCGCTTCTCTGGCTTGCTCCCTGCAAAGAAAAGATACAAACACGACAAATTCGTTCAACAAAGAAACTCTTGTGAATGTATATAGGCTTTATACACCGAATAATGCCACTTCGTTGACGATAGACGAAAGTGACCGGGTAACATCTGACGGTAAAGTGTTTGAGATTACCGGCATCGCTGACGGAGCAGGTCGCGGGCATCACCTTGAGATAGATTTGCTGGAGGTGAAATAATGGCTAAGATACAAGGCGGTACTCTTGAGTGGAACGGCGACAAGTTCTTTGCAATGGCAACAGAAGCGAACGTAAGGGCAATGAACAAAGCGGCTATTCTAGTACAAGCGAAAGCTAAGAAGCTTATCGGTGGCGTAGGCTCTGGCAAACTGTACCGTAGGCGCAAGCAGACGGGCAAACGTGGTTCTTTCAGGGCCAGTGACTTCCATAGGGCTTCGGCTCCGGGACAGCCGCCTGCGAGAGATACAGGCATCTTAGCGAACAGTGTTACTTTTATGACAAGGCATGGATTAAAGCCCGGAGTTACGGATATTAGCGGCATGAATGACCTTACTATAGTCGCCTCGGTCGGCCCTGATATTGACAAGATAAGGATGCAATCTCCGAGAACCGATCCGGATTATGGGTATTTCTTGGAGGTAGGTACAAGAACGATAGCGAAAAGACCGTGGCTTAGACCGGCATTGATTAAGTCAAGGCGTAAAATAAAGAGACTTTTTACAGTAGTTAATCAGAGATTAGAATGATAACCGACATAGCACAAGCGATAATGACGAAGTTTAACGAGACTCCCGGCTCGGACGCTCTCCGTGCGGCCTTATCAGGCGGGCTTTATTTCACAGAGGCCGCTGACAACGTATCTTTTCCTTACGGTGTCTTTACTTGGGACGGATCGACAGTAAACGAGACAGCGGGCGGTAGGCGAAACGCTACGGAGATAGCGTCATTAACATTCAGCATCTTTACTAAGAATGACGATGGTGGGATTTCAATATTCGATATTATACAAAAATTTATAACGGTTTACGACTGGACAACCTTAACTTATCCAGCCGGTGAATATACACACGAAGCTTGCGAAAGAACAAGCGCAACAAATATGGGTAAAATAGATAATGTCTGGAGAATCGATCTCGATTACGACATTTGGTATCAACATTAGAAAGGGCTTATTATGGCTTTACATGGAAAACTAAGTAATAACTTATTAGATGGAACGGCTATCGTGAACCTTGAAACTGTCACGATAGATAGGGTTAGCGATATAGTAGACACTCCGGCGATGGGCGACGATTGGACAACCCGGCTTGTTGGTTTGACTGACTTTACTATTACCGCAGAAGGTAAATCTCAGGTAGGGCTTGTGACAGTTGCGGCGGCGGGATTACTCGGCGATGCCGGTACTAATATTGCAGTCATTGAAGAAACCAACGCCAGTTATTCAGCGGCGGCTATTCTGACGGAGTTCACCGAAACAGCAACGGTAGACGACGCTATTTCGATCAGCTATACGATTGTCGGAAACGACGAAGCGGGGCTTATCTTTGACGGTTCTGGTACAGGTGGGGCTGGTTCAAGTCTAGAGATACACGGCAAGAATATTGACGCCGAGTACGCAGTAGGCTCTTCATTTGCAGAGATTAGGGGTTGGTCTGTTACGGCCAGCGTAGCGACAAGTGATACATCTACCGCAAGGCCAGTGGCTTCGCCTTTGGAATGTGGCAGGACTAAGATTGTAGGTCTTAAGTCAGCATCGGCGACAGTAACTATTTTAACTCCGGTCACTGACCTTGATTTAATTGTTGGACCTGGGGATACATTGGCGGTGCTTAATTTATGGCGACAAGATGGAACGGCGGCTACCGGGTATTACACGGGCGCGGCAAAATGCACAGGAACTAATACAGGAATGAACGTCAACGGCGAATTAGTCACAGTGATTTCTTTCGTATTCGATGGCGCAGTAGAATTGAAAGTAGCATAAGGAGAGAAAATGTTAGACAGATTAAAGAAATTAGATGTTGGCGATATTACTGAATATGAAAGATGGATCAAAGACCAAAGACGAAAAGAGCTTATAGCCACCGTCAAAGCGGTGCATGGTGACAATGTACCGGCAGATACAGTAATGATGATCGACAGGGAACTAAAGAAGATAGTCAGCATCCTTGAATCTGGAAAAGTAGAGGTAACTCTCGAAATGGCTCAGTTCCTTGTTTGGCGTTCTATGTTAAAGTCTAACCCTGATGTAACATTTGAGTCAGCAGGGGAATTGCTATCAATTGACAATGTGAACGAGCTTATCGATGAAATATTACCGATTCCCGATAAGCTGCCAACAAAAAAAAAGACGGTGAAAAAGAAAGTCCGAAAGAAAAAGCCGAGAGACAACTAAGGTCTGATCCAATGATCCGTTCGGTTGTCAATGTTGTAATGGGAACTGAGGGGGCTTTTGGATATGAAGAAATATTAAGAATGAAATTATCAGAGTTTCAAGAAGTTGTAACAGAGATCGAAATAATGAGATCAGCAGAACGATTTGAAAACGATAGAATTGAAAACCATAACAAAGCACAAGGACACAGATAATGGGCTTAGGCTTAGCAAAAATTGACATCACAGCCAACCTAGCACCTCTTAGAAAGGGGATTGCAAGGGCTAACGGTCTGATTAAAGGCATGATAAAGCGGGCAGGCTCTGTAATGAAGTCTGGCTTCTCTCTCGCTTTTCGCGCCATTAAATCAGGCTTGCGTACTATTACCCGTCTGGCTAAGATTACTGCTGCCGCTTTGTTGGGTATCGGGATTGCTTCGGTTAAGATCGCTTCGGATGTGCAAGAGACGGATAATTTATTCAAAATTTCAATGGGTAGTATGGCGGATGAGGCTCAGGCTTTCGCTACCGAATACTCAAAGTCTTTGGGGTTATTCGAGAACGACACCCGTAAGGCTCTTGGTACTTTCCAGTTAATGCTTACCTCGATGGGATTAGGTGAAAAGGCAGCTTTCGATATGTCCAAAGGCTTAACTAAGTTAGTTAACGATATATCGTCATTCAGAAATCAACGACCAGAAGAGATTTTCTTGAAATTGCAGGCAGGTATCACCGGAGAATCCGAACCGCTTAAAAGGTTGGGCATCCTTGTTAATGAGACCGTAATAAGGCATCTTGCATTAGAAGACGCTACGATCAAAGCTCGTATGGCCATCAAGGGTGGTTCTAAAGAGCTTACGGTAGCCGAGAAGGTCTTTTTCAGGTACAAGGCAATAGTAAACGCCACTCGCTTAGATATGGGCGACATGGCCCGCACAATGGACGACACGGCCAACGTGTTTAGGGTTATATGGGCACAGGTTAAAGTGACTGCGAACACTATCGGCAAAGTCTTGCTTCCAGAGGTCACAAAAGCCGGAATAGCAGTAAGAGAATTCTTCATAAATAACCAGCCTATGATTAAGCAGTGGGCAGAGGTTGCTTTAACGGCTATCCAAAAGGTCGTAAGATGGCTAAAGATAACATTCAACCTTGCAAGTCAAGGCCGGTTCGGTGAAATATTTCAGGAGATCGGCAGATTATTCGGCGTGCTATTGAATCAACTAGGTGCATTACTTAAGAGGTTTATTCCTGTAGTCGTAAAATTAGGAATTGAGGCCGGTAAAGGGTTTGCTGATGGGTTCATGCAATCAGTCGGCGATACTCCTTTAGGTAAGGTTCTCAAGGCTGCTGGTGCGGTGATTGGCGAGGCTACAGAGTTCGCACAAGGATTAGGCCATCAAGTCGGTAGAATAGCGACTCCGTTCGCAAC